GAGCGCATCACGGCGCACGAATGGCTGGCCCTGCTGGCCATCCTCGGCACACCGCTGCTACTCCTGGTGCTCGGCGTGTGGCTGCTGCTGCGAGCGCTCGGCCGATGAAACCGCAGGATCCCTGGCGGAACCGCATCGTCGGCTACGGCCAGGCGGATCCGCGTTCGCTGGCCGCCAATCCGGCCAACTGGCGTACCCATCCCGAGCACCAGCGGCGCGCGCTCAGCGGCGTGCTGGATGAGGTCGGCTGGGTCGCCGAGGTGCTCGTCAATCAGCGCACTGGCTTTGTCGTCGACGGCCACCTGCGCGTCGCCGCAGCGCTGGCCAGGTCGGAGTCAGCGGTGCCGGTGCGCTACGTTGACCTCGAGCCCGAGGAGGAACGGCTGGTCCTGGCCACACTCGACCCGATCAGCGCGCTGGCCGACTCGGACTCCGAGAAATTGGCAGCACTGCTCGAGGATTTGAAGCCGGCGGATGCGGCGATTGCGGAGTTGCTGCGCGAGCTCGCGCCACCACGTCAGAAGCAATTGAATCCGGACGATGCGGACCTCACGCCACCGGCCGAGCCCATTACCAAACCCGGCGATCTGTGGCGGCTCGGCGAGCACCGGTTGCTATGTGGGGATGCACTCGACGCCGACAGTCGCAGCCGACTATTTGACGGTGGCGAACCGCGCCTGCTGGTGACCGATCCACCGTACGGCGTGGCGTATGACCCGACATGGCGAGATAGGGCCCAGGCGAATCGCCTGGCCCCTGGTCGGGCGATGATCCCAAGCGGTGATGAGGCACCGCATGACTGGTCGGCCGCATTCGCCGAAGAGTTCCTTGAGGTCGTCTACTGCTGGGCGCCGGGCGGCGCCCAGCAGTACCTCACGCAGCAGATGCTCGAGTTGGCTGGCTATCAGGTGCGGCAGCAGATCATTTGGGTCAAGCCGATGGCACCATTGTCGCGGTCGGCCTATCACTGGCGACACGAGCCGTGCTGGTATGGCGTCAGACATGGTCGGCAGGCCGGCTGGATTGCCGCCCGCGACGAGACAACTGTTTGGGAGGCGCCGAGCCCGACACACATTATGAGCGGCTCAGACGAGATCGCTACATCGCATGCAACACAGAAACCACTTGAGATCATGCTGCGCCCAATTCGAAACCACGACGGCGACGTCTACGATCCATTTCTGGGCTCGGGCACCACGTTGATCGCTGCCGAGCAACTCGACCGTCAGTGCTACGCCCTGGAAATTGACCCCGCCTATTGCGACGTGATCGTGCGTCGCTGGGAGCGCGTGACCGGTGGGCAGGCCGTCAAAGCGAACGCCTGAGGTCGAACGGCGTCTGCTTGACGCGCTGCGCGCCGGCAACACGCGGCCGCACGCGGCACGCTATGCCGGTATCCACGAGGACACCATCGTCAACTGGATGCGCCGATCTTCGGCTTTTTCGGCTGCCGTAGAAAAGGCCGAAGCGGACGCGATCACGCGCCACGTCGCCAACATCGCCAAGGCCGCCAACGACGGCCAGTGGACGGCCTCGGCCTGGTGGCTCGAGCGGCGCTATCCCAACGACTACGGCCGCCGCGATCGGATCGAGGTGCAGGTGCGCCAGGAAGCCGAGCGCCTGGCCGCGGAGATGGGCCTGGACACCGCTGAGATCGTCGAGCTCGCCCAGCGCATCGCTCACGGTCAGTACTAGCCGGCAGAAAGTGACGTAGCCGCGGCGTGGTGCTACGCTCGCCCCCAACACGCGCATGGCCGATTTCGCCGCGACTACAGGCCTCGTCTTTCAACTCAACACTGGCACCAACGCCACGCCAGTCTGGACCTCACTCAACAACGGCGGCACCGCGGGCGCCAACGAGCTGCGGTTTTCCGATCAGGCCAATCAAGGCGCCGTCGCCTCGGCCTCTTGGCTGTACACCACGCGGCCCGGCTCGACGAGCTCGACGACCTTCCAGTACCAGTACGCCTTCACGGCCGACACGACCTCACTCGGCTATGTGAGCACCTCGAGCACGACGCCGACGGCCTGGGCCAACACCAACTACCAGGACTGTCGCTGGAACTGGGACGCCGTCGGCACCTTCGCCTCGGCGCCGATCTTCACCATGTACGCCACCAACGCGCACGGCGCGATCAGCCGCGGCGACAATTCGCCGCTCGGCGGCAACACGACCGACACCGGCGCGACCGCGCGGAGTTACTTCAAAGGCAACGGCTTCGGCCGCGTTACCTCGGCCGGCGCACCCGCCGCAGCTCCGACCAACGCGCCGGTCGTCACCGACGGCACGACCGGCTCGCTGACGCCGACCGCTGGCGCGAACTGGCTGACCAACTATCAGGGCCTGCAGGGCGACAACGACTACATCACCTTTCCCTCGACGCCGGCCGCCACGACCGCCGATTCCTGGCCCTGCATGCTGATGCTCTTCACCGGGCCGAACATGGCCACCGGCACTTATTCGGCGATCGTCATTTCGCTCAAATACACCTTCGGATAGAGATGCTATGGCCATCCTGCAGGAAACGACCGGACAGACCCTCGCGTGTGACGGCTGCGGGCGGACTGACGCCGGGCCAGGCCAGGAGCTGCACGTCAAGACCTACGTGATCTATGACGCGAATGTCGGCTCGGACATGAGTCGCCAGTTCTGCGGTGGCTGCGCCGCCAATCGCAACCTGGTCGGCGACCCGACCGTTTCGTAGTCGGGTGCTGCTCGAGCGGCTGCAGCGCGCGCCAGGTAGCGAGGCCGCCGCCGGCGGTCGTCACGCGAAACAGACAGGCCGCTCCTGGTGGGCGCTGCTGTATGCCGACGGCCACATCGTGCACGAATGGGACGCAGATCCAAGCTCGCCGACTGGCCACGCCGACTGGCCGCGGCTGGCCATGCTGCGGCTGCTGCGCAATCTGCGCGCGCTGCGGCTGTATTGCCCGAATGACAGGTTTGTCGAGCTCGGCGGCGAGGGCGACCAGAGCGGGCGGCTGTTCCAGTTCAAGGTCGCGGCGCGCTACCTGGGCGCCGGTGGGCCCGCGCCTGGCAGTGAGGTCTTGGCGCACGTCGTCGGCCAAGTCACCGGGCTGGATGGCCAGTGTCGTCTGTATGCATGGGAGCCGCAGCCGGAGCCGCGGATACCGCAGATTGAGAACTTCACCGGCGCACCGCCGGGCGCCGTGTCGGATGCGTACCGCGACTGGGAAAAACGCTACCGCGCCTGGGCGCACGCCGGCCGCGGGCGCCTGGTCGGGCCGCTCGAGGACAACGTCTATCACCTGGCCTATCACCAGGTCGGCAGGCTATCGGCCGAGCACCTCGGCCTGGCTGACGGCGAGGGCCGCTGAGTGGCGACGACCATCGTCGGCTCGGGCACGCTCGGCAACATGCCAGCCGCCACGGGCATGTCGAACCAGGCGCACATGATCTATGGCGTCAACTCCGCGCGCTGGTTTGTCTTCACCTGCATCGCCGGCGACACGACGCACATCAATTTGTACGTGTCGAGCAGCAACGACCTGAGCACGGCGAGCTGGGCCACTATCGGCACCGGCACGCAGTCGCCAGCACTCAATAACTCCAAGACTTTTACGGCCAACGAAGGTCGGCTCTTCGGCCTGGACTACGCCAATATCGGCTCGACTGATGTCGTGTATCTCGTGGCCAATAGCAGCGACACCGGCACCGGTGACGCCACACAGATGATTCGGGCCACGCTTACCGCCTCGGTCGGGACCTGGGGCTCATGGATATCGGGGACCAACGGCGCAAGCCTCAACGCCCCGGAAGGCGCCGCTGCGGGCATCAGTACGACCTCGCGCGCATGGCTCATCAATAGCCGCCTGACGACGGACCGCGACGTGGCTGGCACCGTTGCCACCAACACCGACTCGGGCACGTCCTGGACCTCCGGTTGGGGCACCGCAACCGTCATCGACAATTCGATGGCCAATACCGTCAACTCCAGCGCGCTCGAGCAACTCGCCTCCGGCCTGATGCTGCTGATAGCCGACTCCGGCGCGGTGACGGCCACGACGACCAACCACATTTATCAGAAATCGAGCTCGGCGACGGCCTGGCCGGCCAACAGCACGCTCTCGACGATCGGCTCGGCGATGGGCACGGCGCAGAATAAGAACGACTGGGGCAGTGTCGCCGTCACCACCTCGGACATCCACGTCGTGCGGCGCACCGGCGCGACGGCCTTCGAACATCGCCGCTACAACGGCACGAGCTGGGCGGCTGGTAACACGATCCCGGCCACCGGGCTCACCGGCCACAAAGCCGCCTCGGGCGTGTTCCTGGCGACGGACGGCACCTCGGTCTGGTGCTTCATCCTGGACACCGACGCCAACAATTCGGTGCGCTATCTGAAATGGACCTCGAGCGCGTGGGATGCCTCCTGGTCGACGCTCTCAGTGTCCGATACGGTCGCGAAAAACAACATCAGCGGTTGGGACACCGTCAGCAACAACATGATCGGCGTGATCTGGACCGAGAACGCCTCCACGCCGTTCGCGATTATGGGCAGCCAACTCAGCCTGACCGCGGCGGCCCAGGACACGCCCGAGCTCGAAGGCCGGCCCTACGGCATGCGCGGGCAGAACCAGATGCAGCAATTGCTCGCCGTGTGAGGAGGTCGCCAGCATGGGCTATCGCATCGTCACCCTGAAAGCCGAAAATATGACGCTCGGCACCGGCAACGTCATGCTGGCGATCCAGACCGCCGCGGCGGCCACGACGGCCGCCGGCGTGTGCCGCATCAAACGCGTCGAGATCTCGCAGTCCGGCAGCACTACGCTGGCCATGATCCGCGGCGAGATCGCCCAGCGGAATAACGCCGGCACGCTGACGACCACCTCGACGACGCCGACCAACGTCAGCCCGGTTGGTGGCACGACGCCCGCACTGGCCGGCTCCACTAACGTCATCGGCACGGCATCATCATCCGGCACCAACTCGAGCGCCGACTCGGGCGGCACGTACACCGCGCTCTGGGACTTTAACTTCGCCAATACGGCCGGCTATCTGTGGAAACAGGATCCCGAGGAGGAGATCTTCTTACCGCCCAGTACGATCCTGTGCGTGCGGCTGCTGGCCACACCGGGCACCACCACCGGCTGGACCGCCTCGATGGTCATCGGCGAGAACGTCTAAGCCGGCTACGCCCGAGTAAACCGTGCCGATCTGGCGGCAGCCACCGACTCAGCCACCCTGGCAGCCACAGCCGCAACGGAACCCGGTTCCGTCCACGGCCGCTGGCGGCTCGGGCATCCGCGACACGATCGCGCGCCTCCGGTTGGCCTCGGCGACGCTGTTCCGCGATACCGCCAGCCGCCTCAGGCTGGCCTCAGCTACCCAGTGGCGCGACACGGCGAGCCGCATTCGGCTGCAGTCGGCAACCCAATTCCGCGATACCGCGCAGCGCTTCCGGCTGCAATCCGCGACCGTCTATCGCGACACCAGCTCGCGGCTCAGGCTGCAGGCCCAGGCGTATCGCGATACCGCGCAGCGCTTCCGCCTCAAGTCGGCGACCACCTTCCGCGACACCGCCAGCCGGCTCAAACTCCAGGGCCAGGCGTACCGCGATACGGCCACGCGGCTGCGCCTGGGCTCCGCGGCGACCTGGCGCGACACCGCGCTGCGCGTCTACCTGACGACGCCTGGCGCCGCGGTGCGCGACACCGCCTTACGCTTCCGCCTGAAGTCAGCCACCGTCTATCGCGACACGAGCTCACGGCTGAAGCTGGCGTCGGCGACGACCTGGCGCGACACCAGCTCACGCTTTCGGCTGCAATCAGCGGTCGTCTGGCGCGACACGAGCTCGCGCCTGCGGCTGCAGGCCCTCGCCTTTCGCGATACCGCAACGCGGATCCGACTCGGCTCGGCGAGCGTGTATCGCGACACGGCGCTGCGGTTCAACCTCAACGTCATCGGCGCGGCGCTGCGCGACACCAGCACACGCCTGCGCCTGCGCTCGGCGAACGTCTACCGCGACACCTCGAGCCGCTTTCTGCTGCGCTCAGTCACGCTGTACCGCGACACCGCGCTGCGCCTGCGCCTCGCGCCGCTGGCCTTCCGCGACACCACCACACGCGTGCGTTTGCGCTCGGTTGTGGTCTACCGCGACACCGCGGCGCGGCTGTACCTGCGCTCGATCACGCTGTATCGCGACACGGCGACGCGGCTGCGCCTGGCGCCGCTCGGCCTGCGCGATACCGTCGCCCGGCTGCGCCTGCAGAGCGCCAGGGCGCGCGACGCCGCGGTCCGCTTCAACCTGCAGATCGCCGTGCCGCCGAAGCCGACCGGCCGCCATTCGGTGTCGGATGCCGTGCGCTACTCACATGCGGTATCCGATCAGTCACGCTTCGTGCACAATGTGCGCGACGCGCAGGGGCTCGCGTGACCTCATTGATGGATTACAACACCTACATCGTCGGCCAATTGATTCTGCTGCGCGACGACATCACTGACCCGGAGTCGACGCCGCCCTTCCAAACGATCGACGACGCCACCGACCAGGCGACCGTGTATCAGCCCGACGGCAGCACCATCAGCCCGACCACGGTGCACGACGGCGCCGCGGGCTCGGGCGTGTACCTGGCCCAGTTCGCGCCGACTCAGACCGGCTGGCACCACTACGTGTTTCGCTCGACGGCGACCGCTGTCGGGGCCGGCCGCTGGAAGTTCTACGTCAGTCCAGTGCCGTGAGTCCGATGTCGCCGGCGGTGCTCCAGGCGGTGCCCTACGCGGCCGAGATCCTGGCCCGACGCGCGCGCATGACGCCGGTCGCCGAGGCCGTATGGCGGCCGCTGCCGGGGCCACAGTCTGCGGCCTATGACTCCCTGGCCGACGAGGTCTTCTACGGCGGCGCGGCCGGCGGCGGCAAGTCGGATCTGCTGCTCGGCCTGGCGGGGACACGCCACATCCGCTCGATCATCTTTCGGCGTGAGTTTCCCCAGTTGCGCGAGATCGTCGAGCGCGCGCGCACGCTGTATCACTCCAGCGGCGACTACAACGAGCAGGCGCACCTGTGGCGGCTGCACGGTAATCGCCTGGTCGAGTTCGGCGCTTGCCAGTATCCGCGCGACGTCGAGAAGTACCAGGGCCGCGCGCACGACCTGAAGGCCTTCGACGAGCTGCCGCAATTCACCGAGGCGCAGTTCCGTTTTCTGATCGGCTGGAATCGCACGACCGTCGCGTCACAGCGCTGCCGCGTCGTTGGCGCCGGCAACCCGCCGACCTCGCCGGAGGGCGAGTGGGTTATCAAGCGCTGGGCGCCCTGGCTGGACGCGCAGCACCCGTATCCGGCGACCGCGGGCGAGCTGCGCTGGTTTGCCACGCTCGGCGACGGCCGCGAAATCGAAGTCGGCGACGGCTTGCCATTTGTGCACAAGGATGAGCAGATCCTGCCGCGCTCGAGGACGTTCATCCCGGCCAGCCTGTCCGACAATCCCTACCTGCTCGACACCGGCTACACCGCGACGCTGCAGGGCCTGCCGGAGCCGCTGCGCTCGCAGATGCTGTACGGCTCCTTTACGGCTGGCCACCTGGACGATCCCTGGCAGGTGATCCCGACGGCATGGGTACTGGCGGCGCAGAACCGTTGGCGCGCGGAGCTGCGGCCGTCAGGGCCCATGACCGCGGTCGGCGTCGACGTCGCGCGCGGCGGCAAGGACCAGACCGTACTGGCACGGCGTTGGGCCCAGTGGTTTGCGCCGCTCGAGCGGCATCCTGGCCGCGACACGCCAGACGGCAACGAGGGCGCGCGCCTGGTGCTGGCAGCGCTGGCAGACGGCGGCACGGCTAACGTCGATGTCATCGGCGTGGGCGCCAGCGTGTACGACCTGGCGCGGCTGCAGGGTGCCAACGCCATGCCGATCAGTTTTTCAGAGGCGGCCTGGGGCATGGACCGCACCGGCTTGCTGCGGTTTACGAACCTGCGCGCGTGGGCGTGGTGGTCGCTGCGCGAGGCGCTCGATCCGGACAAAGGCGACGGGCTGATGCTGCCGCCAGACGCGGAGCTCCGCGCGGATCTGTGCGCGCCGCACTGGGCCATGCGCGTGAGCGGCATTCAGGTCGAGCAGAAAGACGACGTGATCCGCCGCATCGGCCGCTCACCCGATGCGGGTGACGCCGTGGTCATGGCCGCCATGACCGTGCCTAGCATCGGCATGACGGCCCTTTGAAGAAGAACATGACGATCTTTCACGGCACTGAGGCGGAGGCGGTGCAGCTCATGGCCGCCTTGCGTCACAACTGCACCTGCACCCAACCCGGCGCGCAGCGCTGCAGCCTGTGCCAAGCCTGCCTGGAGCAGCGCTGGCTGGATCGGCTGCTGTCGGTGCGGCGCGATCGCCAGCGCTTCATTCACGCCGAATTCAACGATCCGAACGGGCCGCTCGCGTGAATGTCAAATGGCGCTCGCCGATGGACCGCTCCGACCAGGCGGTGCTCGGCCTGGTGGCGGTGTGGTCGCTGCTCATCATCTGGGGAGCGTTTCTGTTCGGGCTCGCCGTTCGGATCTTTCTGTTCGCCGGAGGCTTCCGCTGATGGGTTTTCTCAGCGACGCGCTACGACCGTTCCTGGCGCTCGAGCTCAAGCAGAACGCCATCGCCGCGACGGTCACGCCGTATGACACCGGCGTCTACTCACAGGCGCACGTACCGACATATGACTGGGCTTCGCGCCAGGGCTATATGGCCGACGAGCTCGTGTACGACTGCGTCGAGCTGCGCGCGGATGCCGCGGGCGAGCCGCCGATGGTCGCCTTCAAGGTCACCGACGCGGGTGAGGAGCAGATCGACCGGGCGCCGGCGCTCGAGTTGCTCAATCGACCGAATCCGTTTATGGGCCGCTCGCGCTTCTGGGCGACCATCGTCATGCACCTCGACATCGGTGGCAATGCGTACATCGAGAAGGTGCGCAATGGCCACGGCGACCTGGTCGAACTGTGGCTGCTGCGGCCCGACCGGGTGCGTGTGCTGCCAGATCCGCGGACCTTTGTCGGCGGCTACACCTACACGATCGGCGCGCAAACGTTCCGCCTGGATGCTGAGGAGGTGATTCACTTCAAGACCAGGCACCCGCTGGATGACTTCTACGGCTTGCCGCCGTTGGCCGTGCTGGCCGGCCGCGTCGACCTGGACGTCTGGACGCGCAAGTTCACCGAGGCGTTTTTCCGCAACGCGGGCGTGCCCGCAGGCCTGCTGAATATCCAGAAGACGATGTCGGCGCAGGAGCGCGAGGACACGCGGCGGCGCTTCCGTGAGCTGTACGGCGGCGAGCAGGGCTGGCACAAGGTCTTGCTGCTGGACACCGGGCCGAACCAGGCCGCGACGTACACGCCGATGGGCCTGCCGCTCGGGCCCTCAGGCCTGGCGCTGCCCGAGCTCAACGAAGTCAATGAGTCGCGCATTCTGGGCGTCTACGGCGTGCCGCTGTCGCTGATCTCGACGCTGGCCGGCTCGCGCGCGAATCGCGGCCAGACGGCGGCCGAGTCCGAGCGGCGATCGTTCTGGCAGCAGACGATGGTGCCGATGTTCCGCGACCTCGACTCAGCCCTGAGCGCAGGCCTGCGCGACGACTTCCCGGAGTTCGACCGTTTCGAGCATGACCTCGAGAAGGTGCAGGCGCTGCAGGAGGACCAGGATGCCAAGCATGCACGCTGGCGCGAGGACTGGAAGGCGGGCGCGGTGACGTGGAAGGAATACCGCCAGGCGATCGGCCTGCGCGAGGAGCCAGACGAGCCGGGCATCGTGCTGGTGCCGACGACGTCGTCGCCGACGCCGAGCGATCAACTCTTGGAAATGCCGGCGCCCATGCTCGAGCCATTGGCACCGCAGCAGCCTGGACAGAATGGACAGTTGCCGCCGGCCGCACCGCCGCCAGCTCCCGCGGCGACCAATGGGGTCGCGCACTGATGCCTCTGCGAATGCCGCCGACGATCATCGGCCCGCAGTCGCGCTCAGTGAAGCGGCTCGACATTCAGGCGGATATGTTCCTGCGCATTCTGCAGGGCATGGATGGCGATCGGCTTGTGCGCTGTGAAGGCATTCCAGCCGATGCGCGATCGGTCGGCATCATCGTTGACGAGGCCTGGAATACGGTCGTGGTCTATGTCGAATCGACTGAATTCGAGCCGGTCGCCGAAGGCATGCCCGTGCCGCATTTGGACGTCCGTTTTACTGAGCACTTCACGCCCGTTAGTGCGTCCTGATGCCGCACCGAATCGGCTACACGCGGCGCGACGGCAAGCCAGATGAATACCTGGCCTGGTCGGACCAGGAGCTCACCGACATGGCGCAGGTGACGCCTGAGGACCAGCGCGCGGCGGATCGGTACTGGCGCAAGCTGCTGCCGCGGCGGTTTCGCGATTTGCTGGACGCGCAGAGCGTGAGGGATCGTGCCGTTCCTCTGGAGTGAGCAGGCGCAGCGCTACCGCGACCAGGCGAGCGGTCGCTTTGTCTCGAGCGGCTCAGTCAATGGCGCCGTCGATCAGGTCGTTGACGCCGCGGGCCTGCGCATGCGCGACCTGAGTGCGCAGCTCCAGGTTGGCGACATCAGCCTGGCCGACTGGCAGAGCCGCATGGCCACCGAAATGAAACTGCTCCACACCGGCGCGGCGGCGGTCGGCCGCGGCGGCTGGGCGCAGATGACGCCCTCGGACTGGGGCTGGACCGGCTACCAGCTCCGCCAGCAGTACGCCTATCTGCGCAACTTCGCGCATGAGATCGCCACCGGCCGACAGCCGATGGATGGGCGCCTGCTGTCGCGCAGGGGGCTGTATGCCGAGGCCGCGCGCTCGACGCAGCGCAACATGCAGCGCAGGACCGGCCAGCGCGCGGGCCGCCTCGAGGAGCGCAACGTGCTCGGTGTAGCCGAGCAGCACTGCGAGGACTGCCCGTACCTGAGTGACCTCGGCTGGGTGCCGATCGGCACGCTGCCGCTCATTGGCGCGCGTCAGTGCCGCGTGCGGTGCGCCTGCACGATCGAAACGCGCGGCGACATGTTCGGGTTGGTGGCATGACCGACGAGCATCTGGTGATCGTGGTGGTGCCGGCGGGCGTGGCGATTGCGCTGATCGGCGGGCTCGTCGGCTGGCTGCGGTATCGGGCGCGTCGGAAACGCACGCCATCGTGAGGCGAGCTCCGCCGAAACTGCCGGAGGCGCTGCATGTCAGGCGGCGCGTGCCGAACGTGGTCGACGAGCAGCCGCGCTGCTGGCGCTGCCGGCGTAAGCTGGCCGAGCACGCCACGCGGCCATGGGCGATCCGGTGCGAGCGCTGCGGCGCGCTGACGGCCAGCGAGGCCTAACTGAGTGTAGCTATTGACCTTGCGCACGCTCAGGTAGCACACTAGCGCCAAATTCGGCGCGCGCGCGTCCTAACCAGCCGAGTTTCGTGGCCCCCGCTGCATCGTGGCCCTCAATGCAGCCCTTGAGGAGCCACGCCAGTGCCAGCCACCACGACCGCTCAGGTCAAAGTCCTCAGTTCGAATGCCGAGGGCTTCACCGTCGGCGGCTACGGCGTCGTCTGGGGCGGCCAGGACATCGTCGGCGACTTCTTTTCGAAGACCACCAACTTCTTCTTCGACGAGCTCAGCCACAACCCGATCGTGCTGTATCAGCACGGCCGCGACCCCCAGATCAAGCGCTCGATCCTCGGCAAGGTCACGCGCAAACGTGCCGATGAACTCGGCCTGTGGATCGAGGCGCAGATCGACGCCAGCAAGCAGTACGCCGCGGCGATCCGCCAGCTCGTCGAACAGGGCGTGCTCGGCTGGTCCTCGGGCGCCGTGCCGCACCTCGTCGAACGCAAAGCCGGGCCGGGCGGCACCAAGGAAATCACCGCCTGGCCAGTCGCCGAATGGTCGCTCACGCCGACGCCAGCCGAGCCGCGCACGCTCGGCATTCGCGAGCTCAA